CCGATACCGATGCCAAGCCGCGCTGAAGCCATTGCGCGCGCCCTTGCGGGTCTTGCGGAATATCCTGAAGATGGCTCATCACCATGTTCGGGTCGGCGTGGAACTGGTTAATCAGATCGACCCCATTTTGCAAAACCTTCGCCTGAAACTTCGGGTCGTTTGGGTCAAGCGTCGACAGGCGCTGATAAATCATCGTATTCATCTTTTGCGCATTATCGATCTGATCGCTGCTCAGCTTGACAGCGCCGGTTTGGAGCGTCTGCTGCTGCTGCTTCTGCGTGTTGATGCCCTGAATCACTTGCGGCAGGTTATATGCAGCATCAGGGCTCTGGCTCAGGATGCCAACAAGCTTGTTGTTGTCGACCTGCCCCGTCGTCGGGTCGGTAGCCTGCTGGTATGCCGCAGAGGTTGCGCGGTTCGCATTTAGTTGCTGCTGCGCGGCCATGCCGTTGGCGTTGTAGGCTCTGAACTGCGCAACTTGCAACGCCTGCTGCAACGGGTTGATCTGCGGCGCCTGCGCCTGGAGCGGAATTGAAGTATCGAGTGGCATGTTGTCCGCCTATTGTGCGAGGCCGTTGATACCGGCACCGCTAGAATTGGCCCATGGATCAGCGGCAGCGACCTGGGCGTTCGCGCCGCCCGCGTTGTTGTTCAGCAAGCCATAGGTAAGAGCAGAATTGCCGGCGCTGCTCAGCGCGCTCGACAGCGCGTTCGCAGCACCTACCGTGCCGGACGCCTGCGCATTCGCGCCGCTCATCAGCGTGTTACCAATGCTGCTGGCCGCCGCTGCACCTAGCGATCCATTCGTCGCCGCAGCGTTCTGACCGCTATTAACGACGCCGGTCAGCCGGTTGACGTTGTTCGCTGCACTGTTGTAGTTAGTCTGGAACGTGCCCTGCGCTGTGTTGTAGTTCGCGTTGTAGGTATTCAGTGCGCGGTTATAGACGTCGTTGTACGTCGAGTCAGCAAGCCCGGTTGCATAGGTCGATGCGCCCTTCAGTGCCGCGCCGGACGTTCCAAGGCCGCGAGCCGCCGCGCTGTTTTGAACCGATTTCAGGCCCTGATTCAGGGTGAACTGATAACCAGGCGTTGCCTGCGCCTGCGCGGCAGTGGGAGCTGTGAAGGCCCCGTAGCTGAACTGCTGCTGGAGTGGATTGCTTGAGTTTGTGCCGTTATAGCTGTACGTTCCATCGCTGTTCTGCGTGACGTTGTAACCCATCGCTTGCAACAGTGGACTGATCGACGACGAGCCGAGCTGCATGTACGGCTTGAGGTTCGCCTGCGTCTGATTCCACTGGTCATTCTGAAGATGCGCCGCGTCTTCGGCGGCTTGAGCCTGCGTATCGGCTGCGCTTTTAGATGCCTGACCGCTGATTACCGCACCACCGATCGCACCGACTGCCGCTGCTGCAAATCCCCATGGCATGGCGTTACCCCTTAATCAGAACTTGATCGACCTTTTCAGGATCGGTTTCTTCAGTCGCATGCACGCAGAACCAGACGGAATCCGTGATGGCGTCGATCCGATGCACCTTGCCTGCCGGAATAATCAGCGCAGTTGGGCCGATATGCTTCTCCCGATCTCCATCGATGCAAACCATGACCTCTCCTGCCGCGAGAATCGAAATATGGTCGTATTGGTGTTCATGCGTCTCGGCATAATGACCTGCCGGCAGCGTCATCTGTTTGGCGTACTCGCGACCAGAGAAAAAATGTCTGATTTGCAGATCGATCATTTGTACTTGTCCGTTCTGATGCATACGATCAGCGTCACGCGATCGATGCTGCTGTTGTTCTCGACCCAATGGTTTTTGCGGTTGTCGAAGCGCCAGATTTCCCCCTCTTTCGGGTTTAGCGCTTCAGTTTCGCCACCGTGATCGCAGAAGAACTCAGCGCCTAGCGCGCTGCGCAGCGACACATAAAATTTGTCGTAATACTCAACATGCCATCCGCAATCGACGTGCGGCGCGATTCCGCCCCCGGGAGGTATCCGGGTGATCAGGACGCCACCAAGCATTTCACCTTCGACGCGCGTCATGAGGTCGAAGATGATTGAACGCATTTGCGGCAGCTCATGCCATGCCGGATACCAGACTGGCACGTGCTCGGCGTTGAACGACTCGCGATCCTTGTATCGGGCCTTGTCGTTGTAACGTACCCAAATGTCTGACATGCGCGAGTGTGGCGTTCCATCCGACTCTTTGCGCTCTTTGTGTGCGTCCCATAGATCGGGCCGCGCGTCGATGGCCGTCATTAGCGGAGCAATGTCGACGCCCTCGGCGATCCTCAGGAAATTCCTCATTGCTGCACGTTCTCCGCGCCCGAGACGGTCAGCGTGACACCGAGGCCTGATGCGTAAAGCTGCTGGCCCGCTTGCAGTTTGTGCCCGATCACCTGCGGAACCTGCACCGATGCGCCAGCCGGAACGTTCGTCGACCAAACGGTTGTCGCATCAGCAGCAGCGCCAGCGGCCGGCACGATATACAGCTTGAGCGTCACGACGCCCGCTGTCGGGTTCCATACGCTCGCCTGATGGATGGCGGTAGCCGTACCATTCGGCGCCGTATAGACGGCCGCAGCCGAGGCTGAGAGAACGCCCTGACAGAGTTGTTTCCACGTAATCATTGATTGCCTCAGTAGTAAGCGATCTTGCGGGCTGTGCCGCCGATGGTGATGCTCGCGTACCCGGCTGGAGTAGCCGGTAAAGCGCCCGCAGCACCGGCAGCCGGAGCTGTGGTCGTCGTTGCGGGGGAGACGGACAAGCCGCCATTGACCTGAAGCTTGTTGCCGCTTCCATCGTCTGTTGCCGTCGCAATCAGTAACGCACCTGCATTGGTAATACGCATCCGCTCGCTCGATGTAACAGAGCCGGATGGCGTCGTGCCGAACGTCATGTGAGCGGGGCAAGACGTCGAACTGACTGCGCCATCAGTCACGATGCTGATATTGCCGCCGTCGCGGTAACTTCCGCCGTCGTAGCCGCGGCCGATGATCGTAAATAGCGTTGTGACGCCCGTCAGCGCTGTTGGCGCCGCTTCCGTTCCGTTCGCGCTGCGCAGCACCATCGCACCAGACGAGCCGAACCGCTGCCCTGTCAGCAAGCCTGTGCATGTGATTGCCTGTGCGCCGGTCGTTTGCCCGATTGATGCGCCGTCTATTGCGCCGCCAGTGATAGCTACAGTGCTCGCGTTCTGCGTGGCCATCGTGCCAAACCCGGTCATCTGCGATGCGTCGGTCACGCATGTATCGCCTGCCGAAACCAATATTTCGAGGTCTTGCAGCAATGCAGGCTGCGGCGAGGCGAGCTCATCAAGCTTCGCCTCCATATCCGTGATGCGCTGCCGCAGCGCGTCGTCTGCCCGGTAGTGTTCAAGTTGGCCTTCGAGTTCTGCCACGCGCTGCGACAGGTGCGTGATGCTCGCGCTGTCGCCCGCTTCGCCGCGCTCGTCAGGCTGGCGTGCAGCCGCGGCCATCGCTTGGGCTGCAATTGCCTCGACGGCATGGATCATGCCGAATACCACCGTCGTATCCAGCGCCGGGACGCCTTGCATGTCCTCGGCCTGAAGGTCCGCGATATTGGCATTTGCCGCTTCGACTGCGGATTGAAGCGCCGAAAGGTCAGTCCCGGCCGTGCCGCCCGACCGCGTGAAAAGAGTCAGGAAGAACATACGCCATTGCGGCGCTAGATTGCCTGACGGATCAAGCGGATTGCCAGAAGGGAAATTTGCGCCTATATCGCTCATGTGCGCGCCCTCGATGCGTCAACCCATGCGCCATTCAGCGCCGTTTTTACGGGAGCCGACCACGACAGTTCGAACACGCGGTCTCGCGCGTAGCCCAGGCGCTGCCACTGGATCGACGTCAGGAACTCGCCCACCTTACCGAGCGAAGATGTGACGGAGTTGCCCCACGACCGGCCCCGATCATCGGACCATCGCAGTCGGATTTCAGGCGCAGCGGTGTCGACCGGAAGACCATTGCCGACTTCCATATCTGCGATGAACTGGCGGAACATCACGCGGTTTCCGTCGGCGCCCCCAATATGGGGAAAGCTGCGGATACAGAGAATCGGATTACCGTCGTCCGTATAGGCGCTAGGGTCCAGCGCATAGACTGCGCCCGTCTCGTAGTCGCCGACCAGATTCCGGCCACCGTTCGACGAATGGCAGTTCGCGCGATGTCGGCTGAACGTGCCATCTGCCTCGAGATAGCCGCGCTCCGCCCATTGCCCGGTCGCCGTGTCGAAGCACCAGGTCTTGTTCGCGGTCGGGAAGGACAGCACATAAAACGCGTGGCCGCCTTGCAGGTATGAAAAGCCGACCGCGTCGTCGATGCGGCTGTATGTCGAAAACTCCTGCTCGATCGCATGCGTCGAGATACGCTCGGCGGAATAGTTCTTGCCGGCGAACACGATGCCCTGCCCTTGCAGGTCTTTCGACAGCCAGAACAGCGCAAGATCGATCTTGGCGACTGAATGCTTCGCCCCGCAACCGTGCTCGATGAATACGCCGGGCATACGCCCGAACGTGAAGTCCGACGCGCCGGTGTTGTACCAGACCTCGGTAGTGAGCTCGCCAAACAGCCAGATTTCTCGATGCATCACGGCGTGCGTGACAAGGTTGTCGGAGTAGGTCGATTTCGACGCAATGTCCAGCGAGTCAAACTTGATGTCGTTGAACAGGGAGATATAGAACTGCTGCGTCGCTGGCTTGTTGAAGATGAAATAGCCGTCGACATAGTCCACTTTGTCGGCGCCATAGAACGCCGGGTCGGTGCATTGCGTCATGCTGTTGTCGGAAAGCGAGATTGTGTAGCCGCTCGACGAACCATCGACAACGAAAGCATCCGTACCATTATCGACAATCGAGACAGGACCGGTCGTCGTCGGCAAGGTGCCGATCTGCGTATAGCTCGATCCGTTGACGGCATACACGACGCCACCCACCACGTCATAGCGATTGCCATTCGACGCGGTATAGATAGCCCTGCATTCGCCGGAAGCAGGCGGCGTCGAGACAGGCGTCAGCCCCGGCGTCGGGTAATACGTGAACGGCGCCGGCGCGTCCTGCGGGTTTGCCTCCGCATACAGATTCACGGAGCGTTGTGCCTCAGCGATCACGCTGCGCGTCTGATACGCGCCGGTGGTGAGCAGCACACGCATCAGTTCGACCCCGTATCCGAAAAAATGTTGTAGCGCGACTTCGACATCAGGCCGCGCGGCATCGTCAACTGAGGAATCTGATTGTTCATGCGCTTGATCACGCGCTTGGCATTCATCGCGAGTCGTACCAGTGAAGGCGTCGGCTCAAGCTGATAGGACGGGCACAGATAGATCCCGAGGTTGTAGCGAATCGCGGCCATGTACGGCGGCGGCAGATTGACAGCGGTCCCGGCCGTCGCCAGCTGCGGCAACGTGTCCATCGTCACGATGTGCAGCTCGTAGCTGCTGTTCGGCACCGGGTACAGGAACAGATTGCCGAGCGGAAATGCCGAGTCGTAGAACGCCCATTCGGGAAAAGACGACAGCGTCTTAAGCGAGATCCGCGAATAGTCCTCGCGCGCGTCGATCATCGAGATGCGGTAATCGACTGCGCTGCCGGCACCGCTGCTCGCAAGCCGCGCGTAGGCCGCATTGATCTTGATCGGGCGCGCGATATTGAAGTCGCCACCGAGGCCGACCGTGTACGAAACCGACCCGTTCGCCTGGTGCGCTGTATCGATCAGGTGGAAGACGCTCAATCGCTCCGCGGCCCACTGGCCAAGCATCATGTTGAGCGTCGCCAACGCGTCGGCAGTGTCCTCCGCGGAGACGGACTGACCGATGCCGAGCGCTCCGATATCCTTCAGCGCAAGCGTGATCAGGTCGGTTCCGGTCGTCATGCCGTCTCCAGCGCCGCACGGATCTTGTCATTCGACCAGCGCTTGTCGATCTTCAC